TGACCGTGTCCCCGACGAGCCAGCTGATGATCGGGTTCACCCCGTTGCCGGCGTACATCCGGTTCTGGAAGCGGATCAGGCGACCGGGGTTGGTGTAGTTCGTGAAGAGGGTTCCGGGGACGGTGGTCGAGGGCGGGAAGCTCTCGTTCTGGATGTCGATGACGTAGGCGTTCTGGTTCGGGATGGAGCGGCAGTAGCCGTAGAGGTGGCGGACGCCGGTCGGGTCGTTGGTGGCGACCAGCGAGTTGACGACGGAGGTGGCGGCTCCCGCCGTCCCGAGGAGCAGGGTGCCGGGACGCTTGCCGAGGCGGAAGCTGACCGCCGGGATCCAGTTCTGGGAGCGGGCGAGGATCTGGGGACCGAGGAAGACCTCGTCCAGGGTGTTGTTGGTGCCAGCGAACCTGCGGAGGCGGAACGCCTGCTCCGGGGCGTCAGCCGGCGCTGCCATCTACCAGCCCGGGTTCCACCACCCGCCACGTCCCCACGTCGGCGTCGAGAAGTACACCGGATCGAGCGGGACGTTGGAGGGGTAGCTCCGTTCGGGGAAGGCAGCGCCGCGGATGTTCTGTAGCTGCATCGTGTTGACTTGCAGCTGGTCCGCACGGCGAGGATCCACTTCGAAGACCTGCGCCCACTCGAAGAGGAGATCGGTCAGAAAGGCGTCGTAGGGGAAGGCCGGGACGTCGGCGTCGTAGTCCGCGCCGGAGCCGGCGGCGTTGGTCTCCGGGAAGTCCTGGGTGAAGAACTTGTAGCGGAAGGTGCAGAAGCAGGTTTCGTTCGGCATCGGCCAGGCGACCCCGGTCGAGGTCGTGATGTCCTGGGCGTACTGGATGGTCCAGATGCGAGGGAGGGTTGCCTGGATCACCGCGTTGGTGCGGCGGGTGTAGAACGTCCGGTGGTCCACCTCGTTGACGACGGCGTTGTAGTTCTGGCCGGCGGTCTGCTGGACGACGAGGGAGACGGTGTCCTCCGGTTTCATGAAGTCGTCCGGGAGCATCACCGTCCCGTTCGGGAGGACCTGGACCTGGGCGGCAGTGAAGTAGAAGGGCCAGTCCAGCTGCATGTTCAGGTCTTGCAGGATCCGGTTGAGCCGGGTCCGGGCGGCAGCTATCATACTAGCCGTATTGTTCCCCGCCCGCTGGAGCGCGGAGTCGATGATCTCACCCCGCGTCAGGCGCATCGTCGTCCTCGTCCTCGATCGGCGTCCCGTTCTTCGCGGCCTCGACCCGGATCTCCAGTTCCCGTAGCTCCTCCGCCCGTCGCTCGATCATCCGCTCCAGCTTCACCAGGCGGTCCTGGTGGATCATCACCACCTTCTCGTTGTGGGCGATCATGTGATCGCGCATCGCCTCCATGAAGGCGGAGAAGACGGCACGGGCGGCGTCGGCAGTCGCCTCGTAGCACTCGATCGAGATCTGCTCCTCCTCCGTCACCCGGCGCTGGACCACCACCCGGTAGGCTCCATACTTCCAGGGGACCTCCTCCCCGCGGCGGAGGTGGACGAGGGGAGTCTTCGGCTTCGGTCGCTTCTTCGGTCGGTCGGTCAACATGAATAGCTTTCTGTAACGGCGGCAGTGACCGCCGAGGGTGCAGACGAGAACGTCTACCAGGCGGTCCCTCGTCCCGACCAGTCGGACTCCCCGGTGTCGCGGGCGATCTGCGCCATGCGAGCGCGCGACCCGATGGTGCCGAGGTCGATGTTCCGCCCGTTCTGCTTGAGCCGGTTCATCTCGACGCGCTGGTTCTGGTCGATCAGCCAGAGGAGATAGACGGCGACGCCGGAGCGGACGTGATGGACGCCGGGGTTGAACTGAAGCTCTCCGATGACGAAGGGTTCCCCCGTCACCGACGGTGGCACCCGGACCTCCACCAGCGGCTCCCGGGCATCGAGGACGTCCTGGATCCCTCGCATGAGACGGGTCAGCTGCACCCGGCGGGTGAGCGCGGCGGGGGAGGGATCGGAGGCGATCAGCTGGAACTCCTCCGTGTAGAGGACGAGCTTCTTCTTCAGCTTGCCGGCAGACTGGTCCGAGAGCCGGGGCTCCGCGGGTTCGGCGGGCTCCTCCTCCCCCCGATCGGGGTCGGGGGTATCCGTCTCCACCGGGGAAGAGGAGGAGGCCACGGCTTTGCGTCCGTTGGAGCGATAGGGACGAATGGGCTCGTCCTCCTCCGCCCGTGGGCGCTTCTTCTTGTTCGTCTGCTTCATCGACCACCCCCTTCCGGGTGGATCACCCGAAGGCGCTCGCGGACTCGATTCTGGTTCCGAAGGCCGGGTTCAGGACGAGCGCCTTGAACAGCTGCTTCCAGCCCGCCTTGGTCCGCTGGGCCAGCGGGTCGGATTCGGAGGCGGTCGCCGGGACGACGTAGGTCTTGAGCGCGTCGAGGGTCGTCGCGCCGAGGAACCCGCGGCCCATCACGTAGGAGATGTGGACGTTGACCGACGCCGGGGGAGCGGGCGGAGCGACCGGGCCGGAGCCCGTCACGACGAAGCCGTTGCCGGTCGTCGGAGCGCCGCCAGCGACCAGGAAGACCGGATCGGTGTTGCCGGCGGTGTGCTTGATCCGCACCTGGAGGGTGGCGGTTCCCGTGGCTCCCCCCTGCATCGAGGAGTAGACCTTGTAGGTGGCGGAGGGGGCGGCGGGGTTGATCGTCACCTGGGCGGAGAAGATGGCGGCGTTGGTCACCGCCGACTCTGCCGAGATCACGGTCTCGAAGCCGGTGTTGGGATCGAGCTTCGTCACGACGACCCGGGCGGTCGAGCCGGCGGCGAAGCCGGTGCCACCCGTGGGGATGGACGCGCCGGTCGCCGCGGCGGCAGTGAACCAGGCGGCGTTCATCAGGGTGAGGATCGGGATGTAGTTGGAGCGTTCCCACTCCACCCCCATCCAGCGACCGATCACCGCATCGCGAAGGGTTTCGACCTGGGAGAACACGCCGGCCAGCTGGAAGGTCGAGTCCTTCGAGATGTCCATCTCCGTGAAGGGATCGACGACGCCGGCATACATCCCCTTGGTGCGGGTGGGAGCGCCGGCTTGGCGGAGGTTGGCGACGATGCGCCGCACGTCGTCGGTCTGGATCACCGAGCCCGCGGTGAGCGAGGACCGGGCGGTGACCCCTCCGGCGAAGTAGATCCCGGTCGTTCCCATCGCGACGACCTGGACTTCTCGATCGACCAGTTCGTTGTGCTGGAGCGTCAGGAGTTCGCGGGCCTGCTGGACGAGCGGGTGCTTGATGACCAGCACCACGATGTCCGACATCGAGACGACCGCACCCCACTGGTCGAGGACGGCGTCCACGGTCGAGAGGGTGATCGGCGTCGCCGCCGGGGTGACGGACTCCTCCAGCGGAGCCTCCGGCAGCGGCAGGCGCTCGTAGCGCGTGAACTGGACCGTCTTCCCGCTGCCCTTCGGGATCTCGGATTTCTCGCACTTCTCCCAGAACACCGTGTCGCGGCTCGCCCGCTCCAGAAGCTCGTCCATGATGTAGACGGCGAGTACATCCGGGGACATGCTGGATACGGTCGAGAGATTCGGCTCCGTAGCCATCTTCCACTCCTCCTAGACTTCTACTGACGATTGGGGATCAGGTGCCGGTCTTGATGGGCGTGTTCGCGTTGGCTTCGAAGTAGGACCGACGCTCCTCGCGGGTCATCCCCATGAGGTCGTCGGCGGTGCGGGCGGGGCGTTCCGGGGCGGTCGTGGGAGCCTTGACGGAGCGCAGGCTGGAGCCGGCGGAGGCGTCGCGGCTGCGGGCGGAGACGGGGGACGGGGCGGTCTGGCGCTGCTGGCGGGCGTCGGGGCCGGTGAACTGGCCCTCCTCGCCGCCGGGACCGAGCTTGTCGTAGTTGTTGGCGAGGGCGACGCGGTAGGCGGTGTCGGGGGACATGTAGCGCCCACCCTTCTGCTCCTCCTGGCGGATGCGGACCATCTCCTCCGCGACGTCGGTCAGATGGGGATACTTCACGTCGTCGCGGTACATCTTGAGGATCGTGATCTCGTCCGCCTGCCCCTGGAGGAGGGCGAGGACTTCGGAGGCAGCCTGGCCGAGGTAGGCGTTCAGGAAGGGGACGATCAGCGCGCCGTTCTGCTCGATCTCCTGGTCGCTCAGACCGAGGGAGGAGATCTGTCGGTGCAGATCGGGCGGGATGACGAACTTTTTTCCGGGAGGGAGAGCAGCGGGACCGGCTGGCTTCGGACGTAGCGCCGCCAGAGTCTCGTCCATCCGGCCCAGACGCTCCATCGCGGCATTGACCTGGCGGTCCTTCTCGGCAAGCGCGGCACGCAGCTGCTCGATCTCGGTAGGATCGTCCGCCATCAGCTAGCCCTCGAAGCGGTGGACCTTGGGAACGTATTCACGTTCCTCGCTACCTTTTTCGCCCTGTGAGACTGAAGCAGCAAGCTCGCTATACTGTAGCACACTGCTGGGACCCGTGTGCAAGAGGGTGGTGAGGGCTTCGATCGCGCCCCAGGTTCGCCAGAGATCCTCCGTCGAGATCGGCTTGGATTGAAAGAGGGCTTCCCGGGTCTCCGCGAGCCCAGCGCGGAGATAGGCCCAGAGCGGCGAGGACTCGATGGCGCGGAGCTTCGCCTGGGCAGCAGGACCGAAGAGCGGATGCTCCGGTTCGGCTTCGGGGTCGGGGGGATCGAGGCCGCGGCGCAGCATCTCACCGTCTCCGCATCGCCGCTTTGGTGCGAGCGCCCAGCTGGGGACGCTGGCCGATCGCCAGGTTCGGAGGCGGCTTCCGCCCCATCCCGGCGAGAATCTGCTGCGGGGGACGCTCGCCAATGGCCAAACCGCCGCCGCCACCCGGGGACGGGGGAGCATTTCGCGGGGGAGGAGCGCGCTTCGGGGCGGGTTTCTTTCCGGCACCGACGGCAGCCTTGAGCAGCGCACCGAGGGGATTCATCGGCGCGGCGGCTCTCGGACCGGCGGACCGGGTCTGACCGTCGTCCATCGTCGCGGACGGCTTCTGCTTCTGAAATCGAGCCATCGGTCCTCCCTACTGCATGTTGGTCCGCGGAAGCCTCCGCTGGACGTCGGAGTCGTTGGTGGTCTGCGGAGGACGGCCCGGAGGTTCGGGCATCACGTTCCGGGAGGGGGTGACGGGACCACCGGGACCCGGAGGACCCGCTGGACCCTGACCCCCTCCCGGACCGCCGCCGTTCGGTGCCCCGGGACCTCCCGGCGGACCACCACCAGCCCCTCCCATCGCTTGCTGCTGCTGCGCCAGCATCGCCTGCTGCTGCTGGATCTGCTTCATCGCAAAGGAGGCGGCGTGGCGCTGGATGTGGATCATCAGCTGTTGGAGCGCCTGCGGAGGCATCTCCGGATCGTGCTGGTGCTCGACCAGGAATTCGTCGTGGGTCTGGGCGTGCTGCTGGTCGTTGTCGGCGGGGGAGACCGTCACCTCGTCGCCGCGACCGACCAGGAAAAGCTCGTTCTCGATGTGGGGATCGATCGTCCGGGTCGGGGTGATGTCCTTGATAATCATCTGGGCTTCGCGGTCCCCGAAGCCGGTGCTCCAGACCTCGCGGAGCAGGTACTTCCAATCCACCCGAGCGTTGTCCACCTGGAGGAACTGGGGAGGGACGCGGGCGAGGATCTGGATGAAGTTGAGCAACTGCTGGGTGCGGACGTTCTGGTTGAAGGAGAAGGTCGAGCCGAGCCACTCCCACTCGTAGGTCCCGATCAGGCTGTCCCGGGTGACCAGGGTCTCGACGATGCCAGCGCCGTCGGCTCCCTCGTAGCGGAGTGCCACGTCGCGGTCGAGGCACTGCTGGATGAGCGAGAACATCCAGGCGAGCATGTCGTTCATCACGCCCTGCTCGACGTTGGCGACGACGTCGCGGACCTGGAGCAGCGCCTCGCCGGAGAGGATCGACATCCCGGTGGCGGTCTCGACGGCGCGCCCGCGAGCCCGTCCCGATTGCTGCAAGCCAGCACCGCCGAAGGGAGCGACGTTGGTGACGTCGTTCATCATGGCGACCAGGAAGTTGATGATCTGGACGCCAGTCATCGGGGAATCCTTCGGGGGCTCGATGAACTGGACGTTGTTGCGGGGATCGCGGATCAGCCAGCGCGCCGCGGGGGACATCCGGATGGAGTCGGGGAACTGGACCGCGTTGGCGTCCATCGCCACGATCGGGTTGAGCGCGAAGACCAGCCCGTCGCCGGTCTGATTGAAGGTGTCGTTGGCGAAATACTGGAAGTGATCGAGGAGGAACATCACCCCGTAGCCCCAGAATTCGCCCTGAAGCTCTGCGAACTTCGCCGCCAGGTAGGGGGGCTCCTGCTTCCACCAGGGGTTCTGGCGACACTGCACGACGGTCTCGTCCCCGCAGATCCAGAACTGCCACCACTGGGGAATATCCGGCGGGGGGAGGCCGTCGGATTCGGAGGATTCGGCACCGGAGGCGTCCACGGTGCCGTAGAAGTGGAGCTTGGTGAAGTCGCAGGGGCGGCGCGGATCGTCGCGCATCTTCTCGGAGCGGGACTGGAGGCCGCGGGCGTGGAGGCGGATCTGCTCCGCCATGAACTTGTCCGTCCCGGTGCCAGCCTGCTTCCGGAGCGTCTGGACCTCCTTCCAGTTCTCCACCTGGTTCCCCAGATCCGGGTGCTCCTCGTCGATCGGCGTCTTCGACATCCGCTCCAGCTGGTCCCAGTTCACCAGCATATCCTCGAACAAGATTTCTGCTTCTTTGCAGTATTGGACGGTGTAGGGGTAGATGTAGAAGAGGAAGGGATCGACGGTGCGGAAGGTGGGGCCGAGGTAGAGGACGGTTTTGCGGAGGATCTCCTGGACGTCCATCTTCCCGGACTGGGGATCCATCACCGACTGCAACGTCGGCACCTCGCGCTCGTCGTGCTTCCAGCCCATCTCCGCGATGGCCGTCCCGAAGATGCCGAGGTTGCGGAGGAAGCCGGGGAACACGCCCTCGATCTTGATCTGGGAGCGCAGCGACTTCATCAGGAGTTCGTGGACGGTGACGCCGCGATCCTGGTTGGTCGTCGAGTCGGGGACGTTCTTGAACCACTTGCCGCTGTCGGGGAAGAGGTCGGCACGGAGCTTCTGGACCCAGTTCTCCAGAATGCGGTGCCCGGTCGGGAGGTACATCCGGAGGCGACCGTGGTAGGCGGCTTCGGTGCCGCGGAGGGTCCAGATATTATAATAGCGGAGCCACTGGGGACGGAGCAGCTGGTTCTTCTCGGTGCGGATCTGGGTGACCAGCTTCGAGAGGTTGTTCTTGTACCAGTTCCGGACCGACGCCTTCTTCGCCAGATTGGGGGCGAGGACGATCTGCTCCGGCATCCCTACCTCACCACCAGGGCGGAGATCTGGGCGAAGACGGCATCGACCCGGAGATCGCCGGAGAGCGCCGTGGCTTCGACGGCCCAGGCTGCGGAGACGTCGGTCTCCCCGACCAGCGCGTCCAGGATGACAGTCGAGTAGGGGAGCGAGCCGTGGAGGGTGTAGGGGACCCGGCGGACCTTGCGGGGGGCTCCGTTGCGGGTGACCGTCAGGCAGACGAGCCCGGTGCCGCGGAGGAGGAGCGTCACCTCCGCCATGACGAAGGCGAGGCAGCCCTGGGCTTCCTGGACCGAGAGGGAGGCGAGCGGGAGGGCGTCGTCCGGGATCCGTTGCTCCGAGGTCATCGGCTCCCCGGTGATCCAGTCCTGGACCGCGCCCGGGAAGCTATCGGCGGGGACGTCCAGCTGGTCGGCGGAGAGGATCCCGGTGACCTGGGCGTTGCCGGTGACGACGAGGTTCCCGATCTGGGCTTCCGGGGCGGTGACCGTCTCGGCTTCCTGGACCGCGGGGGGATGGACGATCGCCTGGACCGCCCGGTCGAGCTTGTCGAGGTTGCGGTTCGCGCGGTCGTCGCCGTCGTAGTCGAGGCCGAGGAAGGGGGTCTTCTCGCTCGCCATCCAGGATCCTCAGGTCGGGTAGACCGGGACGTAGCCGTTGCAGTTCGGGTTCCGCTTCCAGCCGGGGCAGTGGGCGGGTGGGGTTGCGCCCGCGGTCTGGACGAAGGCGGGAGGCCAGGGGTTCCCGTTCTGGCAGTAGGAGAGGCAGATCGCGCAGTAGGTCGCGCGGTCGGTCGGAGCCACGCGAGGTTCGACGTCAGGCATCGACGATCCTCCGTTCCAGCTGGGCGGCGTCCTCCTCCCGCATCTCTCCGTTGCCGGAGGAGGCAGGGTCGGGGAGGAATTCGGCCACGGCGGCGATGGCTCCCTCCAGGCGGAGCACCCGCTCCTGCCAGGCGCGAGCCTGGTCCCGGGCAGCGATGAGATCCTGCTGGAGGGTGCGGTGGCGGTCGGCGGGGGAGATCATAGGCCGATCGAGGAGGCTTTGAAGCGGGCGGAGGGAGGCGGGATGTCGGCGGCGGTGACGAGCCCGGTGGCGACCAGCCAGGCAGAGCGGCACTCCTCCGTGTCGAAGTAGTGATCCGGAAAGGCGTACTCCTGGGTGCGGCCTCCCGGCGGGGTCAGGCGGTTCGGGTCGTCGTAGTAGAGAACCAGGGCTGCCATCAGCCAGCCCAACCCGGTAGCCGACTCCTTGCCGCAGTGGTCACAGACATAGGTTACTGGCATGATAGGCTCCTAGGCGAATTCATAGGCCCAGAGCGTCCCGTTGCTCCCGGAGGCGACCCAGGCGGTATTGACGGACTGGTAGACCTGGAAGAGGTAGTTGTAGCTCCCGGCGGGAGGGAAGTCCCAGAGCCAGAAGGTCGGGGAGGGCAGCTGGGAGTTCCCGCCCCCGGTCACGTTCGCGTACATCCACTGCCAGCTTGGGCCACCCTGGCGCTGCATTCCGAGATAGCAGGGGTTGGCGGCGGGGCCGGAGTAGATCGCCGCGCCGAGCATCCCGCCGATCAGGACCGGACCGCCCCGGGTGCTGATGGTGGGGATCCAGACGACCCCGATCCAGTTGTTATTGTTGCCGATGGTGTTGAAGTTCGGGACTGCGACCGCCTGCCCCGTGCGGATGGTGTTCCCCGTGATGATCTGCGACCACCCGACGACGTTCCCGGCGAGACCCGGGTTCGGGTAGGAGCCGTTGAGCGAGCCGCCCGCTCCGCCAGACGGAGGATAGCTCCCCGGGTGGCCGGTCACCTTGGCATAGGAGACGCTGGCGATCTTCGCGTCGGTGATGACTCCGTTGGCGACGACCGGGTTCGGATAGGAGGAGCCGGCGAGATCGCCTCCGGCTGCGCCGGTCGGGGGGAAGGCCGAGGGGACGCTGGTGATCTTCGACCACCCGACGCTGGTGACGGCGGCATCGGTCACGGCTCCGGCGGCGAGCGCCGTCGAGGTGACGGCTCCGGTGGCGAGGCCGGGGTTGGGATAGGTGCCCGAGAGACTCCCGCCCGCGGTGCCGGTCGGCGGCATCCCGGCGGGGACGCTCGTCAGCTTCGACCAGTCGCAGGCGGTGATCTTCGCGTTGGTGATGGCACCGTCGATGATTTTCGGGGTGGTGATGGCGTTCGGAGCGACCGTCGGGTTCGGGTAGGTGCCGGCGAGGTCGCCGCCCGCGGGGCCGACCGGGGGGTAGGTCGTCGGAGTGCCGGTCACCTTCGCCCAGGCGACGTCGTTCACCATCGAGTTCGTGACGGCGAGGGGTCCGATCGTCGGGTTGGGATAGGTGCCCGTCAGGCTGCCGGCAGCAGGACCGGAGGGCGGCAGGGTCGTCGGGATCACCCCCGCAGCCAGCTTGGCGGCGGTGACCACCCCGTCGTTGATGTTGACGGTGGCGACCCCATTCGGCGCGACGCCGAGGTAGACCGAGGTCACCTGACCGGGAGTGAGGCTGGCGGGGGGAGCCGGGACGTAGCGTACCCCGGTGCCGGCAGGATTGACGGCGACGATGTAGCTCCCGACCGAGGGATCGGGCATCGGCGGGATTGCCATCTGGAGGTCGGCGGGGTCGAGCTTCGCGCGGGTCACCGATCCGTCCGCAAGGGACTGGGTGACGACGTGGCCGGCGGCGATGGTGGGGTTCGGGTAGGTGCCGGTGAGATCTCCGCCGGCTGCACCGCTGGGTGGGAAGGCGGACGGCATGCCGGTGACGCTCGACCAGCTGACCGAGAGGATCTTGTCGGAGGTGATGGTGAGGGACGCGATGGCGGCTCCGGTGACGGAGTTGGGGGCGAGGAGGGGAGCGGTGATCGAGGAGGGGAAGATCTCCGGGGTGCCGACCGACGGCTTGGCGAGCATCGCCTGGGTGATCGAGGCCGGCGGGATCAGGGAGCCCAGCTGGCCCGAGACGATCTGGAGGAGGCTCTGGTCGAGGATCTGGAGGTTGCGGTTCTCCACCTGGTCGGGACCGTAGTCGAGATGGAGATAGGGGGTGCGGTCGTGCAGCTGGGGACCGTTCATCCTAGACCCATTCGAGCCCACCGCTCGCGTTGACGGTGAGGGTCTTTCCGGCGTCCGCAGCGGTGTAGGGAGGCAGGGTGGTGCCCGGGGTGCCGGGAACGCCCTGCGGTCCCTGCGGGCCAGTCGGTCCCGGGGGTCCCTCCGGGCCGGGAGTGCCTCCCTGCTGCTGGAGCTTGCCGACGGCGGCGTCGATCTGCCCCATGTTGAAGTTCGTCACGGCGTCCGAGCCGTAGCCGAGGCCGAGGTTCGGGGTGCGGTTGGGGTCGAGATTGGGCATCGTTCTCCTCCTGCTACGGCACCAGGGTAGAGAGCAGCCAGCAGAAGAGGCCGGCGGGCTCCCAGCTGATGCGGGCGGGGACGCCCGCGGTGGCGAGGCCGAAGAAGACGAGCCCGAGGACGCGGAGGATCAGGGAGGCAGTCACCATCACGGCACCGTGCTCCATCGGCGTCAGGCGGTCGGGACGATGATGCCGCCGGAGGCGAGGGTGGAGAGGATGTTCCGGAGGTTGAAGTTCTGGGCGTCGTCGGAGGTGAAGCGGATCGGGTTGTTCCCACCGACGCCGGAGAGGATGACGGCGTCCAGGATGTCGAAGGTACGGTTCAGGTTGCCGTCGGAGCAGTACGGGATGGCGTAGTTCGCGGTGTAGCCCGGGACGGTCATCACCCGGGTCGCCGGGGTGCCGGCGGCTGCCTTCAGGTCCGCGGCGGCGGCGAGACGGGCGAAGGAGAGGTTCAGCAGTTCGGAGCAGGTTCCCTGGAGAATGGTAGCCATCGGATCCTCCTCACCAGGCGCGGTCGCCTTCGGCCAGCTTCTTCCAAGCTGCCTGGGTGTCTGCGCCAGCTGATGCCAAATTATCGAAGCCATAGCGAGAGGCGTCCACGAGATCCTTCATCGGATGGGTCTTGATCGGACGGTAGGGAGGGTGCGGGGAGCGGTGAAACCCGCCCGACAATGCCTCGATCAGGTTCGGGCACCGGGGGGAGATCAGCCAGGCGGGTTGCTGGCCGAAGCGCGGGACCTGCATGCGACGCAGCAGCCAGTCGCGGAGCGTAGCGTAGGAGGCGTCCGTTTGTACGCGATTGGTGTGCATCACGATCCCGTGGCGCTGGAGGACTTCGGTCACCGTGCCGAGGGTGCCCTGGGATTCTCCCTCCGGGTCTCCGGCGTCGAAGTGGTCCGAGCGCATGACGAGGTCGAGGGTGATCGCGCGCACCATCGGCAGGAGTTGATCGAGCGGGGTGTTGAAGGGGCAGAGTTCACGGAGGGTGAGGAGTTGTCCGTAGGGGGAGAGTTGGGAGAAGAGGACGACGGGGGAGACGGAGCCGAAGTCCCAGAAGCGGAGCAGCTTCCTGTCCTTTTCGGGCTGGATGTCCTGGACGTGGGTGTCGGCGGAGAACTCCGGGGTGACGGGCTCGCC